CGGGATCCGGCCCCGCGAGCATCTTCTGCAGATAGGCGTCCAGGTCCATGTCTTAACTCCGGCCAGGATTCGTTAGCCCGCGACCATGCTGGATTTTGCGCGGCGCGCCATTCGGGAACAGAGCTTGCCCGATGTCCATCCCGCCCGGCCCTGTGAACGGCAGGCCACCGCCCGCGCCCATCTTGAGCAGCCCGCCGCCGTGCTGGATTTTGTTGGGTGCGCCGCCGGGGAACAGCACTTGCCCGAGATCCATGCCCTCGGGGCCGGTGTTCGGGAGGTTCATGCCGAACTCGCCGCCCATGAGCGGGTTATACCCGAGGGCAAAGCGCGGATCGCCGTCCATCTTGTTGCCGGTTGTCCCCGTCGGCGGGGGGCGCGTAGACGGCGGAGGCGCGCCCGTACCCGGCCCGGTGCCGGGGGGATAACCGCCTCCAGTGCTGTCGTTGGGTAGCGTCGGCGGGGGCGGCGGGCCAGGCGGCGGTGGCGGCGGGGGCGGCTGATTGGGGATCGTGCCGGAGCCGGTCGGCGGGACGCCGGGATGGGGTTCGCCGGGGGTCGGACCAGGCAGTGTGCCGGGGAGCGGCGTGCCGGGAGGCTGCCAAAGTTGATTCCATGGCGCGTAGAGCATATCGGTGATCTGCGATCGCGGCGCGGCGTAGGGCGTGAGGCCCGGATTCATGGCGGTGTTGATTTGCTGCGCGAGGCCCGAATACATCGAGTATGGGTTAAGCGCATAAGTCGGCGTCGTGTACGCGGACTGCGACTTATATGGCGTCGTCGGTGCCGACACCGGATCGCCCGTAGGCGACGGTGCGCCGGTTCCCGGCGGCGGCCAATCCCATGATCCGGAGCCCTCTTTGCTTTGCGGCACGATTCCGCTGTTTCCGCCCATGTCAGTACCCTCCGAAATTGCCAAGCAGGCCAGCGAAATTGCTACGTCCCGGCACGCGCCGCTGCATCCGCGCGAGGATGTCCGCGTTACTCGTCGGCGCGGTCGTTTGCACCGGGCGTTGTGCCGGCGCGGCTTGGGGCTGTTGCTGCCCGCCCGCCATCTTGCCGGCCTGCCCCATGCCCTTCATCAGCGCGCCCCAATTCATCCCCGCGCCGGGTGTCGCTGCGCCGGTAGCCATCTGCGTCGCAAGCGGCGATGCGCCGGCAGTCATCGGCCCGAACAGGGACGCGGTGCCCCCACCCATGCCGGCGCCAAGCGCCGCCGCCTCAGGCGCGACCATCCCAGCCGCGAGCGGCGATGCGCCGGCCATACCGCCGAACAGGGAGGCTGTCCCGCCGCCCATGCCGGCCCCTAGAAGTCCCGCGCCGGCCTCGCCGAGCGCCAATGCGGTGGGGGCTGCCGCAGCCGCCGCCGTGCCAGCCGCAGCCGTTCCAGCCGCCGCAGCGCCGATGATCTCGGGAGCTACCGCTGCGATGATCGCCGGTTCCGCGCCAGTCATCTCAACCGCCCCAAGCGTTGTAAGCGCCGGCCCCGAGCATCCCGAGGCCGAGCAAGCCCTGCAACGGACTCATCCCGCCGAGAATCTGCGAGCTAGTCGTCCCCGCACCGCCGGAGGCCCGCGTCAGACCCGACCCCATGACATCCAGCTGCGCGTAGGGCGATTGCTGCCACGCGGTCCAATCCTGCATCTGCGCGTTCAGCAAATCCTGCTCGTAGCCGCGCAGCGCGTCGCCACCGCCCATCATGGCTTGGATCGCCTGCAAGTCCATCTGTTGCATCCCCGGCGCCATGCCCATCGCCTGCATTTGGCGATTGCGCTCCGCATCAACGGCGCTCGTCGCGCGGTTCAGTTGATTCTCGGCGATGCCCTGGTTGCCGTAGTAGTTCTGGTTGAGCGCGTTGAGCGCGTTGCCCTGCATCCCCTCGCCGAGAGCCTCCGCCATGTCCTGCTGTTGCAGCATTTGCTTGCCGCTGCCCATCGTCCGCGAGAGCGCGTGCCCCGCCTGATTCTGCGATTGGTTCAGGTTATAGGCATCGAGCGTTTTCTGATTCGCGCGGTCGATAACCTGATCCATATACGCGGACTCGGTGCCGTAGGGATTCGCCTGCGTCGCGTAGGGGTTGTCGAACGCGCCATTAAGCGTCAGATACGCCATTGACTGCGCTTCGTTCGCGGCGGGATTGCCATTGATGGCGGTATTGATCAACATCGAATTGGCGAGCGCCTGCTGATCGTTCACGCCGGCAACCGTCTGCCCCTGATAGCGAGGCATTTCCTGCCCCGTCAGGCCCGACAGGTCCGAGACGTACTGCTGCCACGGCTGTTGCGTATAGTCCGGGGGCTTGAACTCGGACACCGTATTCGATTCGCCGCCGCCTCCACCCATACAGCCTCCTAAACGTCAGTCTCGTAGATATATTGCGTCAACCGCCAACCCTCGCGCGCATCCCATCGGCGCGGCGAATTCATGCGCACCGCTCGCGCGCCGACCTTGCGGGCGAGATCGCGTATAGCGTCCATCAATTCCACCTCAACCGGAGCGAGCGCATGAGGCTCGCCCCACAACGCGCGAACAAACAAGCGCGGCCCGCTATGGTATCCAGGCCATATTTGCGTAACCACGAAGCCGACCATTTCCTGCTCGACGTAGATCAGATGCAGCTTCGCGGCCCCGGTTCGCAACTCGGTATAGACATCCTCGGGCCGCCAATCGTCGCGCGTCTTTGCGACGATCTTTACCAGGCCGTCGCGGACCCAATCCCAAACGTCGCACAGATACCGCGCGTCAACCTCGTGTAGCATCACGCCTCGATGACTTCCCTGACGATCACGGCGCCGTCGCTTCCGTCGCCGCCGGTCAGCGACCCCGTCGTCCGTTCGCCCGACCCGCCGCCGCCTGCGCCGTAGGTGCCCGCTGGCGGTGCGTTGCCGTTGCCGTTCGGCCCGTTGCCGCCAACGCCGCCCGGGCCGTTGTAGCCGCTGCCGCCGTTGCCGCCGCCGCCCTGCGTGCCGTTGCCCGTCGCAACCGCAGCAGACGGCACGCCGGTGCAACTCGTGCCCCCCTTGCCACCGCTGTTCGCCGTGCCGCCGCCACCGCCTGCCGCGCCGGAGGATGCGTGCGTGCTGATCTCCGTTGCGGGGGCGCCGTCGCCGCCCGTCGTGCCCGACGCCCCGCCGGCCGGCCCCGTCAGCGTCGGGAACGTCGGGCCAGCCGACCCAGTCCCCGCGCTCGCATAGATGCTACCGATCCCCCCAAGGGCAACAAGCGACCCAAACGACGACTGGCCTCCGCCCCCTCCATCAGCCGCTGTGCCGCCCGCGCCCTTTGCCCCAACGACGTATGCCGTCGTCGTCGCGCCGTCGCGCGGGTAGTACACCTCGAGGACCATCCCGGCGGACGCGCCGCCCTTCGCCGACGTATTGGTTCCGCCGCCCGCCGCCCCGCCGCCCGCGCCGATGATCGTCACGAACGCGCCGACCGACCCGGCCGACCAGGTGTGGTTGCCCGAGCCGGCCGTTGTGTAGAGCGTCGTCTTAGTGATCTCGGTCACGGCTGCCTGTATTTTCGCGTAGATGCTCCGCAATTCGCGGAACAGGGATGCATAGAATGATTGCCAGTACGCCTGTTGATCCTCCGGCGAGAGCGTCGTCAAGTCCTGCGGCAACTGCGTCAGCCTCGGCAGACTCGTCCCGCGAATGCTGCTACCGCTCATCGCTTGCCGGCCAGTTTCGCATCAACGAAAAGCCCGGCAATCTCCATCACGCAATCAGTGAACGTCATGTCGGCGGTAACGTACTTCCCAGACGCGCGACCGTTGAACTTGAGCAGCGTAGACTCCCATACCGCCGCGTTCGTCGTGTGCGGAGTCTCCGGCGCGGACGAGTCATAGATGACATTCATCTCGTTATCGTCGGCAATGAAATTCGCAGTAGGCGACCCGGCGAAATACAGCAGGCGCGGCTTGATGCCGTCCAGCATCACACCATCGTCAACGTTTCCGATTGACCCTATGCGGATCGTCTGCGCGTGCGGCTCCGTCGCCGATCCCGGATACTCTGCCGCATACGCGGTTATCGCTGAACTCGCCTTGCCGATCAGCACGAAGGACGATACGCTCGTTGTCAGGGTCGCGTCGAATGCGATCAAGTCGGATTGCGTCGCCTTCACAACGCCCGTCGGGTAGTAGGAAGCAAACGCGCCCGCCGTGAACGTCTGCCCAAGGTTGTACGACCATTTCCCCGTTTCAACGTTGTAGAGCGCCTGCACGTCCTTCTTGCCGGCGCTCGTTGCCTCCCAACAGAATGCGATTACATTCTCTTTCTGATCGGCGGTCGCTTGGCACGTTGACGGCGACGCGCTCGTGATCCCGTTGAACAGGTAGTTAGTCACCTTCCGCGAGATCAACCGCACCGCCGCGCCGTCGAACTCGTAAAAGCCCGAACGGTGCATGAAGTAGTGCTTGTCATTCAGCCGCGCCACGCTATGCGGCGACGAGCATCCGACCTTATCCGATACCAGCCGCCACGCCCAAATAGTCGAATTCGGATCGCCCACGAACTCGGCCAGATAGATCGAATCGTCCTTGTACGCGACGAAGCCATCCCGCAGCGTCTCGAGCGCGCGAATCGGGCCGGGAGTGTCGTATAGATTCCCCTTGTCGGCCCCGTTCGTGCTGGTTATCGTCCAATCGGTCGCGTCGTCGTAGTCGCAACAGTACCAGCCCGCCGGATACGCAGTGCCATCGTTATAGTTGGCGAGCATTACCTGGCCAAGCGCAACCGCGATCAGTTGAGCTTTCGGCGGAGAGCCTCCCAGGTCAGCAAACGCACCAGACGACGACGCCTGCGGATTGTTATAGAGGTTCGTCGCAATGGTCGTGTCGCCGAACTGCGCCCAGGTCCACGCGGTAGTAGAGGCCGAGTACGCCCCCGACGAGCGATCGCTCGCGGCAGTCGTGCTTGTATATTCGTAGATGCTCTGCTTGTTGAAGATGAAAAACCGCGCGGTCCCGTCATTCTTGCGCGTGATCCCAGCAACCAGCGGCTCCGTCGTTGATGTATAGGTGGCAATCGGATCCTCCATCGCCCATGACGCATACGAGCCGCGCCGCAGCGGATAGAAACCCCGGCAGACCTTCAGCGAGCCTGGCGCAACCTCCCACGAGCAATCGAGGTCAGGCGTCCAATCGATTGGCATCCACTTCGGCATTAGTAGCCGTCCGTCGTAATGTCGGAGCGATAGCCGATGCCCACCAGCGCGGGGTCCAACTGCACCGTCGCCGGCTTGTGGCGAGCGCGCTTGTCGTGGCGCGCGATCTCGGCATAGCACTCCTCTACCGCCGCCTTCCAGAGCGGGATACGCGAGTCGTCGCCGACGTACCCGCACGCCTCTAGCAGCGTGCCGTACAGGTACAAGTCCGGGTAGGAGGTCAGCAGCGCATTCGTCGTATTCGACACCGACAGCGGGACGAACTTGGCGAAATAGCGCAGCGTGTACGCATACGCCTGTTCGGGCGTCGGGTAGATCCGAACGGAGCTGCCGACGATGGAATAGAACAGCGGCGGGCCTGACGACGAGTATTCGAGCGCGTCGCCCTGCTCCGGCGTGATGTATTCCAGCTTGCGCGGCGAGTCCGTCGTGATGTCGTAGGTGAACGACCGCAGCTCTACGAAGTCCGCCGGGAGGCTGAACGTCGCGGCGTCCGCCGTGAACGTGCCGGTGGCCGTCGTCTCCATCGGGCCGACGCGCAGGCGGCGCGTGATCTTGGCTTCCAGATTGTCAACGAATTCGTCGGCGCGGTCGGTGAGGTCGGAGCGCCCCATGTACGTCCCGATGGCCGTCTTTAGCTCGGCGTATGTGCTGATCGTCATTGCTGCCGCTCAACCCGAAGGATCATATCGAAGGCGATATTACCGACGCTCGCCACGCTTCCCTGCACAACGCGAAGTCCCGAGCCTTGATGCACAATGATCCCGTCAATATCGTCAACGGCGGGCCGCGCCATATCGATCCTTTGGGCATACGTGCCGGCGTTCGTTTCCTCGGTGAATATGCTGCGGAGCGCCAGGAACGAACCCGCAGCAGCCCCGCCGCTAGGCGCAGCACGCGCCGATACCGCTCGATCAACCGGCGATCCACGACCGCGCAGGGACGCGAAATTAGGGGTAGTAAGGGTCGCGCTCTCGTAGTTTGCTGCCGTGCCGCCCGTGCCGATGGTCGTCGTGCGCGTTAGGTACAGGTCAACGGCCAGCGTCCCGGTGACAATCGACGAGCCGGCCACAAAGGGCATGAGCGACACCACTACAACATCAATGCCCGACCCGCTGGCATTGAACAAATCCCAATAGACCTTGTTCGATCCTGCCGCCTGCGCCGGGAAAACGAGCTTATAGAGCATGGCTAATCCTTGTCGGCCTCAAGCGCGGCCTGTAGCTCAAGAGCGCGACGAGAGCGCGCACGAATGAATCTGGCCGGGACGCCGGCCCAAATCGACCATTCAGAAGCCGGCGACTTGACGAGGCTCAACGCGCCAACGCACGCACCATCAGGCAGATGCGCACCAGGCAGCAGCACGCTGCCGGCCCCGACGACACAATGCGCGCCGATCCTTACCGGCTGCGAGATGGACTTGCGATACCGCGCGGATATTGTCGGATTCATCATCCACTCGCCGCTCAAGTCCTCGGTGCCCGTAAACACCTTCACTCCCGCCGACAGACCCGAATAATCGCCAATCACGACGCCCTCGGTGCCGAACACACAAGCCCCGATCGATATGTGGCAAAAGCGCCCAATCCGCACGCGCCCCGTCAGCGTCACGAACGCATCAACGCGCGTCCCCTCGCCCAATTCAACATCGCCGGCAATGTTTGCCAGCCGATGAACCAACCCGCCTAGACGCGGCTCGTAATCGCCCACTTGAGCCGATCGCAAATGTGGTCAACGTCCGCGACCGTGATCCCGCGATGGAACGGCAGGCAGAGCAGCGAATCGTTGAGCGTTGCTGTATTCGGCAACTGGCCCTCCGTCTTGATCCACTGCAACGCCGGGTGCCGGTTAAGCGTCGGCGTGTACCATCGGCGCGTCTCGATCCCCTTCCCCGCCATGCGCGCGGCAACGGCGTCCGCGTCACGCACCAGCACAGGAAACGACGTATAGACGCCCTCCGGCCTGCGCTGGCAGTCCACAACGCCCGCCAACCGCTCGCGGTAGGCCGCGTCGAGCGCCCGCCGCCATGCAACCGTCTCCGGCCACCGATCAAGCGCAGCCAGGGCAACCGCTGCGTGATACTCGGATAGCTTCGCGTTCGTCCCGACCTCGGCCACAACGCCGTGCGTATGGGCCGTCCTGTCGAAACCGAAGCAGGCCAGCTTCCGCACGCGCTCCAGCAGCTCGGGCGGGCCGCATACAATGCCGCCCTCGCCCGCCGGTAGGGACTTCGTCGCGTGGAGGCTATAGACCCGCACGCCGTCCGTCTGATTACCCCACGCGCTCGCCGCGTCGATCAGCGTCCCGCCGGATACCGGCGCACCAAATGGGCAAACGTTTAGAGACTGCTTTTCCGCTGGATCGATCAGCGACCAATCCAGCCCAACATCGCACAGGATCGGCTCGAAACCGGCCCGCATAACCGCCGTTGCAGTCGCTGCAAACGTGAACGCCGGAACGCGCACCCGCCGCCGCCAATCGAACAGGCACCGCGCCGCGAGCTCGAGCCCCAACGTCGCCGACGACACCGAAACGCCGCCCATGCGGGCCTCTAGCTCCTGCACCAGGGGACCGCTGTTGCTATACCACCTGGCAGCGTCTATCCGGCGCAAATAGGGCAGAAGATCATCGGCGGTCGGTACGTCAGGCACCAGAACCTTAATCACGCGCTTGCACCGCAGCGGCCATTTGCTTAACCGTTTCAAAAGCAGCAGCAACCTTACTCGCGTCCTGTAGGTGCGCGTTAAGGTCGCCTTTGTGAGCCTCCATCCACCAATGATCGACTTTAACGAATGGATCTATGAACAGTTGCCCGCCAATGTCGCGCCATCGCTTGCTAAACGCCATATCCTGACAGTAGGCAACCTGTTTGCCGTCCGCCCCATCAGGCCCGATCATCCGCGAGAAAAACTGCACCTTGCGCCCGTCGGGTTCGTCGCTCGCCAAGTCAGGATAGGCAGCCGCCCACGCCCGCAGCGCGCTCAACTTGAGCCGTAGGAAGCCCGCCGCGACCCGCTCGGCCTCCAGAATCCCCGTGCCATCGGGCAGCATGATTCCCAACGGCACGCCGTCCTCATACCGGATCGACCCGACGTACTCGCTCGGATTGTTCTTCATCCGGTACGAGCCGCCAACAATGTCCTGCGGGTGCAGCAGCAGCCGCACAACATCCTCCGGCCTCCACGACTCGTCGGAGTCGATGAGCATTACATCCGTGAAGTCGTCGCGCTCCATCAACTCCGTGAGTGTGTTATTGATCGCGCGCTCAATGTGAAAATCAGAGGGCCGCGCGAGGTAGTCCCATTCGATGCCAAGCTTCGACAGCACGCCCAACGTCTGCGCCAACGATATGACGTATGGCGCGTAGGCGTGGTACGAATTAAACGACGTGAAGATAGCCACCTTACCCTTATAGGGCGTCACCGATCCTCCAGAAAAGAGAGGGGCGAGCCGAAGCCCGCCCCAAGTGTTACGACGCGGCGACGACGCCGAGATTGATAAGCGCCGTCACGACGCTATTCAGCGACGTAACGATGGCATCCGCTTGCGCGGCGGTAGTGTAGGCGTAAGCGTTCGTCGTCGAGGTAGCGCCAGTCGTGGTCACAGTGGCGATAGTCGCCGCCTGAACCACGGGAATCGCACCGTAAAACGACACCTTCTCCGTCGCCGACTTGCCGATCATAGCGCCGGTCGGAGAGTTGTAAGTCACTTGTTCATAATCTTGGGCAGCCATTTTGTTTCCTTTCATTCGGCAGGGACGCCGAAGCGCCCCCGCCTATCAGTTGACCCGACGATTAGTTCGAGATGCGGCACGCCCACGCCGGGCGCAGCGTCTTGAATCCGTACAGGATGTCAATACGCATGAGCAGCTCGTCGTTACGGATGTCGCTCGCCTGCCAAACGCGCAGCGCGATGCCGTCCTTCTGCATACGGACGCACTTGTGGGCGTCGTCCATCAGCGGGAGGTCGGCAGTCACGAACGCGAAGGCGTCCTTGTGATACATCAGGTTTTGGCGATATGTCCCCGAGGCCGAGCCGAAGAAGGTAACGTCCTTCCCATCCTGCCCCGTATACGTCCAGGTCAGGTCTGCACCCGTCGAGGTAGAGACGTTCTTCTTCGCGCCGGTCGTGTAGATGGCCGGGGTAAAGGTGATGTCTGCCTCGTTGTTGCTGAGCGCAACCGTTGACGTGACGGTGAACTGCTGCTTGTGGGAATACGCCGCCTTCGTTTCGGGATGGCAGGCGTAGATGCCTTCGATGTCGAACACCTGGCCGGCGGTGATGTTGCCGGTTCCCAGGCCGTCGATGTGCAGCGTGGTCGCGCCTTCGACGAAGTTCGTCGCCGCCGATTCATCGATCTCGCCGGCAACGTCGTCGCCGTTCGTCAGGCTCCAGGTGCGCTCGTTTTCGTAGAAGTCAGCCATCGCCGTGTGCGCGATGAAACCGTCTTTCCACGCCCGCTCGACTTCCGCTTGCGGGAGGAACAGCCCCTTGATGCCGTTCGACACCGACGCCATCGTGACGGAATCCATTTGCACCGCGCGATTGCCGTCCTTCGGGGCAAGCCCCTGATTCAGCTTCGCGCGGGCCGCGCCGAGGGCCGACGTATCCGAGAAGCCGGAGGTAACGGCGCCAACGACCGTACCGGCGGTGCCGGCGGTGTTGTAGGTTTCCTTCGTCGCGGTCACGATGCAGTCGCCGTCAATGCCGGACATGAGCGCCGACATAGCCGGCGAAATGTAACGGTCCGACAGCTCATCGATGGTCAGCGCCAGCTCGGCGGAGTTAAAGCGCATGTCAACGCCGTCCTGCGTTGCGACGGTGATGGTCTGCGTGCTCTCGCTCTGGTCCTGAACGTCCATGACGCGCGAGCCGGTACGCCGCGTGTATTGGTTCGGGTTCCGAACCTTGAGCGTCGAGCCGATTTTCGCGCCGGATTTGCCGAACGAGTCGTCGTAAGAGCGGTCGATGGTGCCAACGAAAGAAGCCTTCTCATGCGCGATGCGCAGTGCCTCCTTCGCCACCATGTCGAGGGTAGTAAGAGAGTTAGCCATGATGCGTTTCCTTCAGGGAGCGGTTATCGCCGCTTGGCGGCGAGTTGTTTCCGCCGGTACGCCCAGAATTCGTCGATGGACATATCGGCAGGGTCTTTCGTGCCTGACCCCTTCGCACCGCCAACAGTGGACGGCGGCGCAGGGGTTGAGCTAACCACTTTCCCGGCTTGAATCGCGGCCTCGATCCGGGCGATTTCCCGAATCTGGCCTACAGGCGACAGCGACACAATCTGGTGAGCCTTTTCGGGATGCTCGGCCAAGTGATTGGCGATCTCCGCGAAGCTCTCGGACTCCCACGCCGCAGTAAATGCGGGCGTGTTTATCATCCCCGGTAGCTCGGCGCTCGTGATCTTCTCAAGAAAGCCGGGATACTTCTTCTCGGCTGACTTCACGCGAGCATCAAGCTCTTGATTGAACCGCTGCACGGCCTGCTGCTGCATCGCCTGCTTCTGGTATTGCTGCTGCGCCTCGTACTGCGTGCGCTGCTGCGCTTCCATCCGCTCCGCGACGATCCGCTCGGCCTGCACCTTGGCGACTTCCGCCGCCCACGATTCAATGTCCGGGTACTGTTCCAGTTTCGGCAGCGGCGCGTTAGCCTGGGACGCCTTAATGGCTTCCTCGAGCTGCTGCGCGCGTTGCTGCCAATGTGCCGATTCTTGTCTGCCCCGTTCTTCCGCTTCGTAGCGGGCGCGGGTTAGCTCATCAATCCTCTTTTGGACCCCCTTGAACGCCTTCCGCGCTTCCGCAGCGGCATCGTCCTTGACGGGTTCCGGCGGCTTGGATTCAGCCGAGGTATTCGCGCCATCCGTGATTTGCGGCGCTTCAGGTGCCGACGATTGATCGGCGGGCACGGCGGACGGGACTGCTCCCGAGGGTGCATCTTGCTGCATGTCAGACATTGGTAACCCCAATGAAAAGGGCCGCACGAAGCGGCCCTATGCCCCCGGTAGCGCCGGGGTGCGCTAGTGCTAGATAAACGTTATTTCAGTCGTCAGGCCGGTCTGGGTCGCGGCCGACGTAAGGCAGAAGTCAGTCGGCGGAGACGCCGAATTGAACGGGATGACGGCGAAGCCCGTCTTTCCGATGACGATGCCCGTATCGCCGGTCACGCCCTTGAGCGTCACCAGCGCGGTATTCGTCGCCGGCAGTTTGATGACGGCCATCGACGGCGCAATCGCCGTCGGCAGCGTGATCGTATTCGCACCGCTTTGCAGAATGACATGAATCACGACACCGCTCGCCGCCGCCGACGTCATCGTGAGCGGGCCGACAGTGCGCGAGCCGGTAGGCATGTCGCTAATCGACCCGCCGACAGAGAGTGTGCCCGATGCAGCCATATCGACCTCTAGTTAAGTGGCAGCAATTCCGCCGCCCGTTCGGAGTTCACGCTCACCCGACACCATCCGCGCAACCTGTTCAAGCCGCTCCATAACCGGACCCATGTCCATCCCCGCGACCCGCTCCGCAACGCCCTGTAGCTGCGCCATCTGCTGCTCGGCCATCTGTTGCTGCGCGTCGAGCGCGACCTTGCGCTCTTCCAATTGCAGGCTCGCCGCTTCGATCATCATCTTCGACGCCTGCGCGATGTATTCCTTCTTAAGCTCGGCCTCAGCCTTGATGTTGACCGTGTGCATGGTCGCCTGCGCGTCAATCTCGGCCTTCTTGAGCGTCGCCTGCGCGTCAATCTGCGCCCGCGCCTCGGTCGATTGCGCCTTGATCTGCTCGGCCTGCAGGATCGCCTGACCCTGCGCCTTCGCCGCAGCAACCTCCGGCGGCTCCTGCGGAGGCTGACCGCCCTCACGGAACTGCGGAGGCACAAGCCGCTCCGCAATCTTCTCGGAATCCGGCCAATCCATGTTCCTGAAAATCAGATCGCCCGTCAACTGAAGCAGTTGCGGGTTCGCGTGCCCGAGCTCGATCATCGCAGTCGTCATCTCCTGCCGCTTGGACTCAAACGACGGCCCAACGCGCACCGCGACATCGTACTTGCCAAGCGACAGATCGTGCATTCCCTCCTGGCCCGTCTGCGGATCAATGAACACTTGGTTGATGACCGCCATCTCCTGCTCATCGGACGGCCCGAGAATCCGCACCGCGCGCGGAGTGTCGTAAACGTGTGGGATCAAGTCGATAATCACGCGCCCGCACTGCTCAATCGCGCGAGCCTGATTATCGATATAGTGATACGTCGCGGTGTCGCCCTCCTGCTGCCGCGCCTTGAGCGCAACCCCGCTCGTCTCGTTACTGCGCGCCCCAAGGCTCGCGTCATACATCCCGATGACAGCCTTGATGTCCTCCGCCGCTGCCATCCGGCCCTCACGGATGCCCTGCGGGACGCCGGGAAAGAACTGCCGTTGCGGCCCAGGCTGCCCCTGAATCGGCTTGTATTCGAGGTACGCGGTATTCTCGGTGTTCGCCCGCGCCCACTCGGCTTCGTGATCGTCAAACGAGCCCTCCGGCGCAATCCACGGAGCCTTCGGCTGCAACGCCACTACCTCCGTCTCCGCCGACGCCCAGTAGTTATACATCCGCGCGGGGTCTTTGGCGAAGCGCACGAGGCTAGTCAGCGTCACCTTGCCGCCGATGTTCATCTCGCCGCCGATCACAGTAATGATCGGGATGAACTTACCCGCCCACTCCGAGCGCTGAATGACCTTGTCGACGGTAATCAGGAATTGCTCTACGCGCGCCTTCCGCGTCGTCCGCGACTTGATGACGCCATCTCCCGCGGCTTCCAACTGCTTGCGCATCGACTTCTCAATCGGCCCCTCTACGACCCGCCCCGATGCCAGCGCGTGTACCTCTACGTCCTCATGCACAACGCGCCAATACTCCGCGACCCGCACTTGGTCCGCCTCGAACCAGTCCTGAATCTCGTCGCCCTCGCCGGCTTCCTCCAGCGACGTAGGCGCGAAACCGTACTCCGCCTCGAAGTCCTTCGGCGCCATCAAGTCCGTAACGAACGTGAATCGGTCGTCGGCGTGGTCCGGCTCCTTCGACATGGGATCGCGGTACACCGTGAACGGGTTCGCAATCCGGTCGATCACAATCTCTTGGTCGAAACTGGAGTCATCGCAATACTTCGTAGAGACGCGAAAGTGACCGATGCCACACGACACCGCGTATTCAAAGGCGTTGTCGTAAGCGATCTTCGCGCGGCTCGTGCGCTCGATATGCCGCACCAGACCCTGCAGCATATCGGCGGTAGGCTTCGCGGCGCGCGAGTCGGCAGCGATAACGTCAATCGCCGGGCGCGTCTTGCGCTGCTCATTGACCACCTGGCGCACGAACTGCGGAAGGCGGTTGATTGTCAACTGCGGCCTGCCCTTCCGCAGCCGCGACGCATCCTCTGACCACTGCTCGCCGTTCAGGAACCGGAGGTCATCGAGCGCCGCCTTGCGGTTCTCGCTCTCGGCTTCGATCGCCAGTTTGAACCGGGCGCGCGCTTCCTCGAGGATCGCCTCGGACTCGCTGGCCGATAGAACCTTATCGCCGTCCACTACGCGCCCATCCAGTCGCTCGCAACCGCGTGCCGGCGCGGGCCTTCCTTGCGCTCTCGCGGGAAACTGGCGTTCATGTCCGCGTCCACGATACGGGCGAGACAGTCCAGCATGTCATCATGTCGTCCGACGGGGAATGGGGCCATTTCGTCCTCGATGAAGTCGCGCACCAGTTCGGTATTGTGGCCGTCGTGCTGCGTGTATGTGAGAGTCTGCGGGAACCAGATACGACCCGCCTCGAATAGCGGGATCAAGCGGCGGATGCGGTCCTCCTTCTTGAGCTGCCCGCCAAGCTCGGTAATCTGGAAGCGGTAGTGCTCGCGCTCCATCCGGTCGCGCATATGCTCTACGTCCGCCTGGATGCCGTACTTCTCGTACCCGACGCCTAGTGGCTTGTATTGGCGGTGCAGCCGGAACAGGGCGTCCGCGCGCTGCGTCAGCGATAGCCGGTCGCGGATGAAGTCCAGCACGTAGTAATTCTGATCGCCGCCGAGGCCGACGACGAACAGCGCTGTATAGTCGGAGGTGCGCTTCTTCTCGCTCGCGGGATCAACGAGGATATAGACGTTCTGGCCCGACTGCGGTTTGTCGCGGTAGCGTTGCAGCCACTCCTTCTTGAACTCGCCGCCGGACTCGGGGCGCGGCTCCTGCTGGTACAGCGCGAGCCAGGTGCGAGGATCGCGCTTCGCCTGCGTCCGCATGTCGTCCGTGTACCACTCGGGCCACAAAGGCTCACCCTCCGCGCGGCCCAGGGGATCGTCAGCTCCGGCCTCCATCTTCAAGCGGACCACCTCCCACTGTTCGCCGCCCTTGGCCTGCTCCGATAGCAGCCAGCCTGCTAGATCGTCCTCGTGCCACCGCTGCATGATGAGCACGATCGCCCCGCCGGGCTTAAGCCGCGTGGCGAAGTCCGCCCGATACCACTCTTTGATCTTCTCCCGCTCGCGCTCGCTGTCGGCCTGCTCCCGGCCAGCGATGGGGTCGTCTATGATCCCCAGGTCGGCCCGGAATCCCACGATCGCGGACCCGGCGCCCGCCGCGTAATACTCGCCGCCGGCCTGCAACGCCCATCGGCCCGCGGCTTGGCTATCCAGCGCGGGAGCCGCCCCAGGGAAGATGGTGATATATCCCGGCTCGGCAATCGTGTTGCGGATGCGCCGGCCCCATCGCTCGGCTAGTTCGGTAGTGTGCGAGGCGTGAATGATCGCGCGGTCTGGATGCCGACCCAGATACCACGACGGGAACAGGATCGATGCGTAGGTGGACTTCGCCGACCCCGGCGGCATAAATACCATCAAGCGCCGAATCTCGCCGCGCTCGACTGCCTCTAGTTTGTCGATCAGGTACTGATGATGCCTAGCCGGGATGATCCCGAGGTCTAGCGCGTCAATGTAGGCCGGCAGGCTCTTGCGCGCCGACCGCCTCTCCAGCAGCACGCGCGCCGCTTCCTGTGGCGATATAGGCAAGCTCATCGTCAGGGATTTCTCGCGCCGCCCGGTTGTCTGTGATCGTCATCTCGGTGGCCTGGACGCTCTTACCGTCGAGGCGGTCGGCCACCTCGCGGATGGCGTTCAGGTCGCCGGCCATTGCCTTTTCGAGCAGTGTATTGGCGATGGCGAGCAAGGCCGCGCGGTCGGTGCCCGAATGGGCGATGGCGTTTCGTAGCGCCGCAGCGAATGGGCGGGCGGCGTTCGCGTTCCCGCGTTGCCCCCCTTTATGTCCGGCCATCGTTTTTCAATCAAGTGTTTGAATGTGTGGCAACAAAAAGCCCGCTTGTGGCGGGCTGTTGCGTTTCCTATGGGCGTGCGGGGTGACGGTTGCCAGCGTATCAGTTTCGCCCATGGAGCGCAAGTGCTGCCATAGCAGCCTGTCGAATTGCCTCTGCGGTGCGCTGGACTTGCAGGAGTGAGAGGTTGAGCATGAGGCAGTAGAACGCGCACATCTTGTGCGGTTTGGCGAGCCAGTTAAGGGCGCTCATGTCGCCGCCTCGGGCATCGGCGAATGCCTGCTCGATGATGGATAGGAACAGGACTGCCTCGGGGCCGGTCGCGGTTTGTGGGCGCTCGTCATCCTCTTCGATCATAGCTCGGACTCCATATATTCGGCGGCGAACAGGAGTGCTAGGACGCGGGTGGAGCGGTACCCCTCGTTGCGCGGCCACCAGTAAAGGTGCTTTGCGCTGCCGTCCTGATAAATATCGTAAAAAGCGTCGATCGCCGCATCCTCTATTTCATAGTTGTGTTTTCGATTGGTGGCAAAAGCAATAGCATCGCAGGCTCCATCCCAAACAACGGTCCAATTATCCCCCTCCGCCACAATCCTCGCCGCCTCCCTGAATGCTGCGGCAATCTTCCGGCGCGTGGCCGGGTTGCTACTTATCGTCATTTGATCCTCGCAGGAATGAGATGAGCGTATCCCGCAGGTCCGCGATGGCGGCGCCCACGGTGCGGTGGTATTCGTCTACGTCGGCGCGGGATTCCGTGAGGCGGGCGAGGCGCCTGGCCCGCCGGGCGGCTAGTTGGTCGGACGACAGATCCCACGCCCGCCCCATGCTCTCGGGCCAGTGGATATAGTGCGTTTGCAGCGCGACGCGGCGGGACAGGGGGAGACGTTGGACCCATCCCTCGATCCGCTCGGCCCATATGCGGTCGGGTTCGCGGTGCGCCTCCAGCTCGTCTAGGGCCTCGTCCTCTGTGATCATGGTTTTGTACGGGAGGTATACGCGCCCCATCGGCCATTCAGGTGGATAGCCGTGCGGGTAGCAGTCGGAGGTATCGGTACACCAGCGTTGCCAGTTGCGGATGGCGTCGTCCAAGGTCATGGCAGGAGGTTCCTGACTTGTTGCCTCACCTCCTGGGAGCAGGCCCATCCGAGGTCCTCGGGGTCGAGCATCCGCCGGCCGAGCGTGCGCCAGCAGTCCAGCTCGGTGGCGATAGTACGCACGGGCCGTGGCGGGGCAGGAGCGTCCACCGGTTCAGCCTGTGGCACGTTACCCAGTCTTTCGGCAGCTTTGGATGCGGCGTGGCGTTCAAGCAGTTCCCGCATGACTGCGCGGAGGGTGTCACCTGTGCAGTGCGGCATGGAGAGCCTCTATCGTCATAGCGAGTAGGTCGAGTTCCGCGAGCCGGTATCGCGCCGTGAATCCGCGCACGCCGAGTCCGTGGAGGCCGGACGCGCCCCGGTGATGCTCGGGACATAGTGGTACCGTGGTCCAATTGCTTCCCCGTTGCGCCGCCCCCTGCCCCTCGCGGATGTGATGCACCTCGGCGGGGGTTCCCGGCGTCCCGAGGTGTCGGCATAGGATGCAGCCGAGGGAGGCGACGCGGGATAGGTGTTCGGCTTCAGCGGCTTTCATTTGGACTTCTCATCCATCTTTCTATAGTGCGGGGCGCCGCGATCCAGCACATATCCCAACGCCTTAGCCAGTAGTGCAACCTCTACGCTTAGGTCCGCGCTAATGGCGTCGGCCCATTTCGTTACATAGTCGCGCGTCGCGTTCTCAGACAACCCCTCCCGCAGCGCAAGCAATTCCCCCTTCAAAGACTTAACCTCCGACCGCAAATAATACAGTTCGGCGCGGCTTATGAACACAAAACCTCCTTAATCGACGTATAGCGCGTTCTAGGCGGCTGGATGGTAGGGTGGTACGTCCTCCCCGGATTGCGCGTCGCCAGCGCCCTCCTGCGCCCGCGCAAGGCTATATTTCGCCCCCCTCCGCGACCCGCTCATCGTCAGCGTCCCACCACGGACGAGCTTCCGCAGCTCCCGCGATGCCGTCAGGGCGTCGATTCCGAGAGCTTCCGCCACCTGGCTTCGACTGCTTCCGGGGTGCTGCTCGAGATGCCGAACGATCGCCTGCTTCGTGTCCATAGCCGCTGACTCCTGGGATAGGGGGTTGCTCTGGCTGGTCCCGCCGGAATGGCAGGGGGGGCTTGCCGTAGCGGGTTCCGGCAATCGTGATGGCATGGGGAGCGCCAAAGACAGCGCGGATCGCGTCCACGCTCGAAGCGAGTTCAGGATGTTGAGCACGCATGTCCTCACGGTTGGCGGATGTTTTGGCGCGTTCGCGGGCGGCGATCGCGGCGACGCGGGCGAGTAGGTCGGTCATGGGGCGGCTTTGATGCGGCGCGCGAAGGCGGCGAGCTGCTCCCGCACCTCGTCCGGCATCGCCGACCGTGGCGCAGCCAGCAGGGCCGTCACCGTTGCGCTTTCCGGCGCCGGCAGGAGCATCGCCGCGTGTTCGGCGCTGATCCGCCCGAACCGCTGCGCCGTCTCGATGGCGGAGGCGCGGTGGCGCTTGTCGTGGCCGAGGCTTGGCGTCCATCGCGGCGGGCGGGCCTCGGCGCGGGCATGGGCAACGAGCCGCTCATACGCCTCAAGGAACGCCGACCGGGCCGCGATGGTCTGCCCGGCGGAAATGAGCGGCTGCGCCGCCCCGAACGCCTGCGCCATCTCGTCGGACCACACGACCGACCCATCCTCGTCCTGCGGGATCATCGCCCACGCCTCATTGGGGCCTGGGCGCCCATCGTCCAGCCGCTCTAGGACGGCGGCGATCGTCAGTCGCCCGCGTAGTTCGCGCCTGCAGCGGACTAGCGCGCCCAGCACTTGTGCGTGCGGATAGGTCGAGAGGTCGTCCGCCATGACGGTCGCGGCGGCCTCGGATAGTTCCGTGTTCGTCAGCTCCGCTGTGACGGCGAGCGCCTGCAACAGTTCGATTCGCGGGTTAGCCATTGGTCCCGTCCCTCGCTTTGTGGATCAGTTTGCCAAACACCTGTCCGGTTTGCGCCGTCCGGTCGGACTGCCGCGCGCCCGTTGCTGTGATCGTCGTCCCGGTCGCCCACTCGGTACGGAGTTTGCCGGCGTCGGCCACCAGCAGCCCGAAGTCATGCCCCCTCCCGACGTAGAACGCCGCCCCACTGCCGACGAAATGCCGCGCCACCTCGGGAGCCTCGTCGGCAGGAATAAGGTCTAGCAAGCGGACCACCTGCGCACTGACCTTCGCGTTTCGTACAGGAGCCACGGCGTAGCGCATGGCGTATGCCTCGCTGTATGCCTGCCATACCGCCCTTGCCTGCGCCTTTCGTTCGTCGGTCAGGGTCGCAGCAGCCCCCCGCGTCTTTTTCGCGGGGGGGTCTGCAATCTTTTGACTTTGGGGTTTGGGGGGATCAGGAATCAGGAAAGGGGAATCAGGAATCAGGAATCCGGAATCAGGAATCAGCCCGGCTAGCGCCGGAATTTCCGGTGCTAGTGCGGGAATTTCCGGTGCTGGCCTTTTCCCATCCCACGCCGGGATGGTGCTGGCAGCCTCTTTTATGTGTGGATTCTGATGCTTACCGAATGCGATGATCTGTATGTAACGCTCGCCGCCGGCCTCATACCGGACGATAAAATCGCGCGCCAGTAGCTCGTTGAGAAGTCCATCAACGTCGGCTCCGTCGTATGGCAACACCTCCGCTTTGATGCGCCGGGGTCGATCCGCGAGCCTTCCTTCACGATCGGCGAGCGTCCAAAGGCCGGCGAACAGGAGGCGCCCTAACGGCTGAATTTCCGCTAGCCGCTCGTTTGTGAAAAACGATGGTTTGATGTTGCGCGCCCTAGCCATTCACTGGTCCCCTGCCAGCAGAATCCGTAGGTCCGCTACGACCGTCGCCAGCTCGGTCGGCGCATACCGCAGCGTCCTCCATCCGAGCAGCGTCGCGGCGCGGTCCTTCGCCATATCGTGCATTCGGGCGCTGCCGCGCGAGTGCCCGCCGTTGACCCATAGCCCGCCGTCGATCTCGATCAGGACGCGGTGCAGGGGGAGGGCGTAGTCCGCGCGATACCGGCGGACGGGGTGCCATCGGTATTCAGGGACCGGCTCAGGGAGGCCCGCCGCGCGGCAGAGGCCGACGAGGGGATAGATAGGTGCCCGCGCTGCTTCCGCACCGCCGGGGGTCCGGTCGGCCCGCCGCGCCATCGTGGGAGGTTTTGCCTCCGGGGGCGTCGGTCGGTTAGCGGCATCCGCGCTAGGGCGTTGATCTGCGGCCGCGCGGGACGCCTCGCGGCGCTTCCACTCGGCGACGTTTCGCTGCTTCGCGTCCCACCATTCCTCGGAGAAGCGCGTCATGTCGCCCCCAGGAGGTCGGCGAGGCGGGCGATCATCGGAACATCGGCGACGCGGCCGGACTTCTTGAGGTGCCTAAACTCGTGCGGGACGCCGACGTTGGGCGGTTTTTTCGGCGGCTTCGCTTCCTGCAGGAACGCGGCCGCGCGCGCGCGCGCCGCTTTGTTGGCGGCCCTGGCTGCGGCTTGGGCGGCTTTGGCGATGTTCATAGCCTCGGCGCGAGCGCGCTTTTCCTCGTCGGTTTTTGTCGCCCACGCCTTGATCTGCGCCGCCCGCATCCGCTTCCGCGCGGCTATGCTCGTCGTCGTCCCCTTGCGGGCGGGATGCTCCAGACGGCGCAGGGCCGCGCTGACCTTCGCGGCGTGCTTGGCATGTTCCTCCGGGGTTCGCGCTGCCCATGTCGCTGCGCATCGCGCCGCGCGCCTCGCCGCCATCTCTGGATTGCGTTGCGCGTCCCTTTTGCGGTCACGCATCCGCGCGTGCCGCAGAACCAGCAGCTCGGCCTCTAGCACGCGGATGCGCTCGTCGTGGGGATGCGGCGGGAAGTCGCGGCGACGGTTGCCCATGCTACCTCGAAGAAAAAAGCGCCGGCCGGAGGTAAGCACGGCCGGCGCGAAGCCGCGCGCCAGGTGATCGCGCGGCAGGGGAGAGGGTCATGCGCACATCCTGGATTCGGAGAGCGCCCATGATTTAGCATCTTCGATCGACTTGAATGCATACTTGCCGGGCGCACCAGAAACCTTGACCCCCCATCGATACCCGCCCTTCACCTTGTAGCGAACCAACTCCATGCCGCGCATACCAATCGCGCTACGCTTGCGGCGTGGGTGGTCAATCAAGTGGCTATCGCTGCAGTTTTGCCCGACCGTGCAGATGTAGACGTTATCCGGCGAGTACGGGCCGGAGTCACCATAACGGGCCATGCAGTAGCCCTGCCCGCGTCCGCGCTCTTGCCAGCGGCCGGACTCCTGCCAAATACGCCACCAGTCGGCGAAAGTGAATTGCCACTCAATCCCGCGTTTACGGGAACTGTAGCGCTGCTTTGTAAATTTGTTGAATGGGCTTTTTGAGAGAGTGTGGGGGCCAAATTCACAGGAGATGGCGCGATATTGGTCGAGGGTTAGTCCCCAAAGGCGCAGGCTTCTTCGTTCCGCTCGCTCAAGGTTTTCGATCTTCCGTTTGTGTGCGTCGTCCACCTTAATGAACGATTGAACAGCTTGTCCTCCGACGACCCGGCAATTGTTGGTGCGCGCGTATTTGGCAATGATCTGCCTAATGCGCTCCCGCGTTACCCCGAAGTGTTCGCCCACTTGGGCCAGCGTCTTACCGCTTTGATACATGATCACGATTGCCTCGGCCCGCTCGTTGCGCTTCCTTGCGTAGATCAGTCCGCCGGGGATGGGGCGCCATTCGCACCACGATGAGGGGACGCCGGATGTCATTTGTAAAGAATGAACTAACTGGTGTATGATGTCAAGCATGAAGCCCAAAAATCTTTCAGAGCACGAGATGGTCGATCTAATCGACTACCGGTGTCGCCATCAAGGGCAGGCCGCGCTTGCCCGGTCAATCGGGTCATCGCCTCAAATGATCTGCGACATTCGCAAGGGGCGCAAGGTGGTTTCGGCGTCCGTCGCTCGCGGCCTAGGCTACCGCCGCGTAGTCCGCTACGAGCCGATAGCCTGACGCTATCGGTCGTTGCGCGTCGATAAGAATAAATGTGTAGACGGCTACCCTGCGGCGAGTAGACTGCGCTCATACCGGCACGAGCCGGGGACGACGAAGGGGACGAGATGGGATACAAGCACGGCGGCGCAAGGCGAACAACTCGCCGCGATGTCGAGTTTGTTGCTTGGGCGTCCGCGCTCGGGCGCTGCAACAACCCCAAGAACCAGAAGTTTCCCCTCTACGGCGGTCGCGGCATCAAGGTTTGCGCGCGATGGGTCGACTCCTACACATCATTCCTCACCGACATGGGGCGCAAGCCCTCGCCGGCTCACTCGCTTGACCGTATCGACGTCAATGGCGACTACACGCCGGACAACTGCCGTTGGGCCACGGCGAGTCAGCAAGCTCGCAACCGCCAGCGCAATCGGCTGATAACGATCAACGGCGTCACGCGCTGCCTGACCGAATGGGAAGAGGTCATGGGGCTCAAGCATGTCACCGTGAAGATGCGAGTCCGTTCGGGGTGGAGCTACCACGACGCCATCACCATTCCGGTGAACGGCGTCACACGCTATTCCGTATTCAAACAACCTACGAGGTGGAGCGATGGCCGGCGGATTTCCTGACGGAGTAACCCAAGCGGTCCATGACCGCGAGATGGCGGGGACGGATGGCCTTGACGCGCACGAGGACCGACTCGATGAGTACGCGCGGCGGTGGATCGACCAAGCGACGCGGTTCGCTGGCTACGACTGCGTCAAACAGGCCGACGACATGATCCGCTACGCGCAGGAATGGTCGCAACTGGAGGACGCCGGCGCGGTCCTCCGCTCCGTCCTCGACGCCATCCGCCGCCACCGTGAGCCGGCGTCATGCATCACGGCCGAGGACCGCATGTCCGCGATGATCGCCGAGATTCAGGGCGCGTTCGAGCCGATCGCCCGCGCGGCGGTCGAGTACGCGGACAGCCTCGGCGAGTACGGGGGGGACGTATGAGCCGCCTCGACTCTGACGATCTCGCCGTGATCGGCGACCGCGTTGTGCTGGTTGTCGTCGTCGCGGCGCTCGTCGCCGTCATCATGGGATGGATCGCATGATTACCGCATATCACTTTGTTGGCGCTACCCTGCGCGACGGTCGCGCCATCCCTCCCGATGGCGAGTGGCTCATCC